TATAAATATAGAAAAAAGCTAATGATATGGCTGCAATTGTAACAGATCAATTTAGAATTCTAAATGCAAACAATTTTGTAGAGACAGTGGATAACTCTGCAAATTCATATTATGTTGTGCTAGGTCTCGCTAATCCAACACTTTCTGTTGGTTTTGGTAGAACTTCTGATTGGAATACAAAGTTACCTAACCCCGTAGATAATTTTAATTATATTAACCATACTGGAGATACTCAAATCTTTGGTAAAAAAGTAACTGGTGCGAACGTAAGAAGATTAATAACAAGAAGAAATTGGACACAAGGAACAAGATATGAAATGTATCGTCATGATTATAGTGTAGAATATCCATCACCTATATCTAACTCTACACGATTATATGATGCAAATTACTATGTAATGAATAAAAACTTTGATGTATATGTTTGTATTGATAATGGATCTTCTGGAATTAATGTAAATGGTAATGCATCACAAGATGAACCTTTATTCACAGATTTAGAACCATCTAGAGCAGGTGAGAGTGGAGATGGATATATTTGGAAATATTTATTTACTGTCCCTCCAAGTGATATTATTAAATTTGACTCAACGGAATATATTTCAGTTCCTGGTAATTGGTCAACTTCAACAGAAACACAAATACAATCTGTTAGAGAAAATGGTGACTCTACCATAAACAATAACCAAATAAAAAAGGTTTATATTGATCAGCAAGGTTTTGGATATTCTCAGAATATTGTTGGTAGAGAAGTTGATATTATTGGTGATGGAACTGGTGCTAAAGTCGTTATTGATACAGATAGTAACGGTAAAATAGTTAATACAGTTATTTCTTCAGGTGGACAAGGATACACATATGGTCTGGTTGATTTAGGTCCTATGGGTAGTTCTGGTGTTTCAATAGGAAATAAAGCAAAACTTATACCAATTATTCCACCATCTAAAGGTCATGGATTTGATTTGTATAAAGAATTAGGGACTGATAAACTACTTGTGTATGCAAGATTTGATGATTCAACAAAAGATTTCCCTACAGATACTAAATTTGCTCAAATAAGTATCATTAAAAATCCAACATCAATTGGGTCTACTGCAACTTATACTGCAAATGAATTTTCATCAGTGAATGCAATAAAGATTGTTTCTCCGACAGGAACACCTGCAATAGGTGAAAAAATTGAGCAAACTGTAACAGGTGGAACTGCGTTAGGATACATAGTTTCATATGATACTGACACTAATGTTATTAAATACTATCAGGATAGATCTTTATACTTCAGTGGTAATAATATTGGTGATCAGACTGATTATGCTGGAATTACTACAGAGGCAAAGGTGCTACCTTTTGAATCAAGTGCTGAACCAATAAATGCTGCTGGAGGATTTCAAGCATCAGTTGATCAAAGTTTTACTGGTATTAGCACTAACCCCAGTGGTAACAAAGTAGTATCATTAGGTGTAAATTTCACAAATGGTCTTGCTTCTCCTGAGATAAATAAAGGATCAGGAGATGTTATTTACTTAGATAATCGTCCAGTGATAACTAGAAATTCTAGACAAAAGGAAGACATTAAAATCATACTCGAATTTTAAAAATGCCACAAAAGACTAATTTAAATATATCACCTTATTATGATGATTTTGATAAGGAAGACAAATTTTATAAAGTTCTGTTTAAACCAGGATTTCCTGTTCAAGCAAGAGAATTAACTACTCTTCAGTCTCAGTTACAGAATCAAATTGAATCTTTTGGTAGCCATATTTTTAAAGATGGTTCAATGGTGATACCTGGTGCTGTCAGTTATGATAGTCTATATTATTCAATAAAAATTAAGGATGAGCATTTAGGAATACCAGTTTCATTATATTTGGATCAATTAGTTGGTTTAATTTTAAAAGGTCAAACATCTGGAATATCTTTAAAAATTGATAGTTATCTACTTGCTGGCACTAGTCCTGAAATAAATGATCTAACAATATTTGTTACATATCTAGAGTCTGGAGATAGTAATGATATTTCATATTTAACAAATGGTGAAACATTAATAACTCAAGAGACTTTTATATATGGTAATACTGCTATAAATGAGGGTGAAACTGTTTTATCTTTAGTTGATGATAATGCATCTGCAGTTGGATCCGCTGTTGGCATATCATCTGGAACTTATTTTATAAGAGGTTCTTTTGTTGATGTTTCAACAGATAAAATAGTTTTAGATCCTTACCAAAATGATAGTTCATATAGAGTTGGTTTGAATATTGATGAATCAATTGTTACTGCAAAAGAAGATGATTCTTTATATGATAATGCAAGAGGATTTTCAAATTATGCAGCACCAGGTGCAGATAGATTAAAGATAACCACCACATTAGCAAAAAAAAGTTTAAATGATTATAATGATACTAATTTCATTGAATTAATAAGAATAAAAGACGGTGAAATAGCAAGTCTTATAAATGATCCACAATATTCTCTTATTAGAAGTTACTTTGCAAAAAGAACCTTTGATGAATCTGGTCATTATGCAGTAGAACCATTCACTATTCAAGTTGCAAATTCACTTAATGATGGAATATCAAATGAGGGTTTGTTTAAAGCAAATGAAATAACTGAAGAGAATAATATTCCTGATGATGATCTCATGTGCGTCAAAATCTCTGCAGGTACAGCGTATGTAAAAGGTTTTGATGTTGATATTGAAGGTACAGAAATTTTAGATGTAGATAAACCAAGAGATAAAAAGGAAGTAGAATCAGCATTAGTCCCATATCAAATGGGAACTATATTAAAAGTTAATAATGTTTTTGGAACAGCAGTACAAAATATAAATGATGATACTAAATTTTTAGAATTATACAATCAAAGAACTGGATCAAATTCTTCTGGAACAGGTGAGTTAGTTGGTCAAGCAAGAGTCTACTCTTTTGCGGTATCAGATGCAGCGTATAGTGGAGATTCTACAGAGTGGGATTTACATTTATTTGATATACAGACATTTATTCGTCTTACACTTAATTCCTCTGTTACTAATGCTCAAGTACCCGATGCATCTTATGTAAGAGGTTTAAGTAGTGGAGCACATGGATATACAATAGCATCAGGTGGCAATTCAGATGTTGTTAAGATAACTCAAGTTACTGGCACATTTATGCAGGGTGAACAGATTATCTTTAATGAAGATCCTCAAATATCAAGGTCTATAAAAACTGTAAGAACTTTTGGAATACAAGATGTAAAGTCAGTCTTTCAACAGACAAACGCTTTAACTGGACATACAGTAGATTTTGTTGCAGATACAGTTTTACAAAGAAAAATACCAACTGGTTTTAGTATTACTGATAAAATTAATATAAATGCATCTGGTATAGCAACTTGTCCTGGTGGTAACTTTACAGGTATAAAAACTGATACCATAGTTAGATATCAACTACCAAATGAAGTAACAGAGAGATTTAATAGGGTAACAGAAGTCCTTAGTGATGGATCTATTTCATTGGCTGCTGTCGCAAGTATAACAGGAATATGTAATGGTGCTCTTCCAGGCACTACAAATACAACAACAACTTTTGCATTTGGTGTTCCTAATATTAAAATAGAAGATAATAAAGGTCTATTTGCTAATATTGGGGATAAAAATATATCTGATATAAACCTATCAAATTCAAATTTGGTTGTTGGTAAAAGTATAGTAAATCAGTCTACTAGTGGTAGTGGTGCCCTAAGTATGGCTGTTGGTGCTAGTGGTATCTCAAGTGCATTTTTTGATGCTTTTGATGAGGAAAGATATTCTATTCACTATGCAAATGGTTTGGTTGAAACCTTAACATCAGATCAAGTAACTTTAGGAACTCAAGGGCAGTCAATTACTTTTCAAGGATTGTCACAAACAGGTCAAAGTAATAATGTCGTTGTAACTACTACAATTAAAAAACAAGATCTAAAGAGCAAGCAAAAAAATTATATAAGAAGTGAAAAATTATCCATTGAAAATACACGAGTTGGAATTAATACTGCTCTTACAGGAATGACTAAATCAACTGGTTATGGTCTAAGAGTTGAAGATAGAGAAATATCATTAAATCAACCAGATGTTGTCAAAGTTATTGGTGTTTTTGAATCAATTGATAGTAACTCTCCTGTTTTAGATAAATTAACTTTTCCAAGTGGATTGAGTTTAAATACAAACGCAATTTTAGGTGAAAAAATTAAAGGTTCTGATAGTGAAGCAATAGCACAAATAACATCTTTACTTTCATCAACTGAGGTAGAAATAGTTTATTTAACATCTAATAAATTTATCAAAGGTGAAGTTGTTAATTTTGACGAATCTAAAATATCTACAACATTACAAGTGATAACTGAAGGTGGAAGTTTAAACATCACCAATATATTTGATCTTGATAAAGGTCAAAGAGATCAGTTCTATGATTATTCAAGACTTGTAAGAAGATCTAATTTTGCACCTCCAACAAGGAAGTTATTAGTTGTTTTTGATCGTTATGATGTTCCATCAAATGACACAGGAGATTTTTATACTGTGGCATCTTATGATGAAGAAAGATTTAGTTCTGACATACCAAATATTGGTAGAAATAATGTAAGAGCAACTGATACGATTGATTTTAGACCTAGAGTTTCTCAATATACTGGCAATGAGTCACCATTTGCATTCCAAAATAGACTTTTTGGTGCATCAGGCAATGTTAATCCATCATTTGTTGTAACTCCAAATGAGAGTTCAATACTTGGATATAAACATTATCTACCTCGAATTGATAAAGTTATATTGACTGAGAATGGTGATCTAACAGTATTACAAGGTGTTTCAAGTTTAAACCCAATAGAACCATTACATGATCATAATCATATGGATATTGCAACAATAACGTTGCCAGCATATCTTTATAATCCAGATGATGCAGTAGTTAAAATGGTTGATAACCAGAGATATACTATGAGAGATATTGGAGGTTTGGAAGATAGAATTGAAAATTTAGAAAAGGTTACTTCTTTAAGTTTACTTGAGTTAGATACTAAAACTCTTCAAGTACAAGATGCTGATGGATTAAGCAGATTTAAATCTGGATTCTTTGTTGATGATTTTAAAAATTCTGATTTACTGGATAATAATAATCTAGATTGCAAAGTTACTGTTGATACTCAAAGACAAGAACTTAACGTTCCTATTGATTTTTGGTCGATAGGACCTCAAGTTGCTTTAGATTTGTCTATAAACGCAGATACTGCTGATTTTTCACAAGATTTAGCATTATTAGATAGTAATTGTAGAAAAACTGGTGAAATTATTACTTTAAATTATGATGAAGTTGAAGCTTTTAATCAACCTTTAGCATCAAGAGTGGAAAATGTCAATCCATTTAATATGATTGATTTCGATGGATTTATAAGATTAAGACCCGAATCTGATACTTGGATTAGAACGATAGAAACCACTGGTCGCACAATCAGAAGAACAGGTTCTAGAAATAGAACATTTGCACAAAGAGTTGTTACCAGTACAACTAGAGATGAGCATATACGTTCAAGAAACGTTTCATTTGATGCGATTGCTTTGAGACCATATACAAGATATTACGCATTTTTTGAGGGCACTAGTGGGATTGATATTATCCCAAAACTAGTTGAAGTTGACATGGTTAATGGAATATTTCAACCAGGTGAGACTGTAAAAGTTGTTGATTCAACTGGTAAAACAACTGCAACTTTTAGATTAGCAAGACCTGATCATAAACGTGGGGACATTGCCAATCCGACAGAGAGGTTTGCGTCAAATCCATATAATCCTTCAGATAGTTTTGGAACAAGTTATTCTGCATCTTCATCTGTTTTGAATGTTGATATCGTATCTTTATCTGATGAAGCACAAGGATCATTCTTTGGATACATTGATAAAAGTAGTGCAACTATTTTAGGTACAAGTAGTGGTGCACAAGCAACAGTAAAACCAACTAGATTAGTAGCAGATCGTACAGGTGAAGTTATTGGATCATTTTTCTTCAGAAATCCACTTGCAAGTCCACCACCTGCACTGAGATTTAGAACTGGAATTAGTACTTTTAGATTAACCTCAAGTCCAGATAATAGTGAGAGTTTACCAGGAAGTTTATTAATAAGTGATGGTGAAGTTACTTATGACACTGAAGGTGGACAACTTCAACAAGTTACAATTAATACAATAGTTGAAACAGTACCACCACCTCCCATAATTAGACGAAGAGGTGGTGGCGGTGGAAGAAACCGTAGAAGACGTAGACCTAGAAGAGGTGGATCTAATGCAGGTGCAGGATCAAGAAGAGGTGGAAGAAGAGGAAGAGGTGGAAGTGGAAGAGGTCGAGGTCGTGGAGGACGCGGAGGACGCGGAAGAGGTGGAAGAGATCCACTAGCACAATCTTTCACAGTTGATGAAACAGGAATGAATCTAACTTCAGTTGATTTATTCTTTGGTACAAAAGACCCAATTGAAAAATTAACTGTTGAGGTAAGAAACATGGAGTTAGGAACTCCTACTGCTGAACCAGTGGATGCATTTTCACAAGTTGTAGTTAGTCCCGATCAAATAAATGTTTCTTCTGATGCTTCAGTTGCAACTCGTGTCACTTTCCCATCACCAATTCATCTTGAACCTGCTAGAGAATATTGTATTGTTCTCATAGCACCAACAACAAATAATTATGAGGCTTGGGTAGCTCGTATGGGTGAGAAAGTTGTGAATAGTCAAACTTTACCTGATGCTGAATCAGTTATCGTCACTAAGCAGTATGTTGGTGGTAGTTTGTTTAAATCACAAAATGGTACTATTTGGACTCCAAGCCAATTTGAAGATCTTAAATTTAGATTAAATAAAGCAAACTTTATTGTTGATACACCTGGCACAGCATTCTTTTATAATCCAAAATTGGATGCTGGAAATTCGATTAATCAAAGATTACTTCCAAATTCAATAACTACACTACCTAGAAAATTAAAAGTTGGTATTCAAACTACGACTCACGCACAATCAATTGCGAAAATGGGTCTTGGTGTTCAGGTAAGTGATGGCACAGCAACTTCAGATATTCAAGGTTATATTGAACAAGTTGGAGGTCCAGTTGGCACACTTGCAATAACAAATGCAGGAAGGGGATTCGATGGAGGTCCATATGCAGATGTTCCATTATATTCAATCACTGGAAATGGTACAGGTGCGACTGCAACAGTTACTATAGGTGCTTCTGGTCAAGTATCATCAATTAGTTTAACAAGCAACACAGGTGGTTCTGGATACGTTGTAGGTGATGTTTTAGGCATCACTACAAGCAGTACAATAAAAGGTTCCGATGCACAAATAACTGTTGCTTCGATTAATGGAACAAGCACCCTATACCTTAATAATGTTCAAGGTGAAGAGTTTACAACTGGAGATCCAATTGTTGTATATGAGGGTTCTACTGCCACATCATATGGAAGCACGTTAATAACTTCTTCACAAACTTATGATGCAAGTTATACAGGTAATGTAATAGATGTAAGTCATTACAATCATGGAATGCAAGCTGATACTAACTTAGTTACTCTTGCAGATATCGAACCTAACACTACTCCTATTGCACTTACAGATAATTTAGATGTAAGTGATCAAGTGATATCAGTTGCAAGCACAACTCCTTTTGCAACATTCAACGGTATTTCAACTTCTCAGGGTTATCTTAAAATTAATGGTGAGATTATCTACTATAACAGTATTGCCACAAATCAATTAGGTATTGGCACAAGAGGTGTTGATAATACAATTGTCAGAACTCATTCAATAGATGACCTCGCACGTAAGTATGAATTAAATGGTATTGATTTAAGAAAGATTAATACTGATCATAATATGCCAAATGATCCTACTTTATCTGCTCGAAGAACAATTGATCATTATCATCTTCAAATAGATAGACCAATAGGAATTGGTGACAATCAAACAAGTTTCATTGATGAACAGCATCTTGGAGGTGACAACATATTTGCTTCACAAAACTATCAATTTAATAGCATTACAATTGATCAACATACACAAATACCCTCTGCAGATACAACACTTACTGCTCAGATAAGAACTGTTAGTGGAACAAGTGCTGGAGGTAATGAAGTTCCATTTATTGATCAGGGTTTTGAAGATATATCTATTGGATCACCAAATCCACTTGATTCTCCTAGAATGATTTGCTCAAAAGTAAATGAAAATGCAAGACTATCTACTCTTCCATTAAATAAATCATTTACTTTAGGATATAGATTAGAAACATCAGATCCTAATTTATCTCCAAGAATTGATACTTTAGATGCACAGGTGATCTTAGAAAGATCAAGACTTAATAAACCAATTCTAGATTATGTTAATGATGATAGATCAAATGAACCAAGTGATGATCCTCATGCAGCAATTTACATAAGTAATCGAGTTGATCTTAAAAATCCTGCAACATCACTTAAATTATTAGTTGGTGCATTTAGACATCCATCTGCTGATTTTAGAGTCTTATATCAATTGTTTAGAGAAGACGGTGCTGAAACTGATCTATCATATGAACTATTTCCTGGTTTTGATAATCTTCAAGATACTGATGGAGATGGTTTCGGTGATAAGGTTATTGACCCCTCTAAAAATAGTGGTAGACCAGATGCGTTTGTATCTCCAAGTGAGGACGGTGAATTTAAAGAATATCAATTTAGTATTGATGACTTAGATGAATTTACTGGATTTAAGTTTAAAATAGTTATGAGTGGTACAAATGAAGCATTCCCACCTAGATTGAAAGATATTAGAGCGATTGCATTAGCATAATGATTAGAGTTGAAGGTCACAAAAACTTATACCGAGATGAAAATTCTGGGGCTATCATTAATACTGATAGTCACGGATACTCTCAGTATAAAAAATCTAGAAATATAAGATTAACTCAGAAAGAAGAGATAGATGGCATGAAAAAGGATATTGAAGAAATAAAAAATTTACTTAGATTGATAGCAGAAAAATAGACGGGTTATCTTAAATATAAATATATCTTAGATCCTGATATTGTTTTTAAATGGCAGTTTACGTAAGTAATCTAACTGTTAATACTGGAACTACATTTTCTCAAATTTTCACTTTGGAAAGTGCAGATACAAATTCTGCTACAGATTTGACTGGTTTCACTGCTTCTGCACAAATGCGTAAGCATCCTGGCAGTAGTACAGCAACTAATTTTAATACACAAATCATAAATGCATCTGGTGGCAAGATAAGAGTTGGTCTTACAACAAGTGAGACTGCATCACTTAAACCTGGCAGATTTATGTATGATGTTTTAATTACTGACACACAAGGTGAAGTTACTAGAGTATTAGAGGGTTCAGTTCTTGTTAGAGAAGGAGTTACAAAATAATGGCAGACATTAAAGTAAGAGTTGGTCAAAAAAATGCTATTAAGGTTACTTCCTCATTAGCAGGTGCTTCAGCAGGAACCATTGGTGAATTAAGTGATGTGAACGCCAGTGATGCAAAAAATGGAATGGTTTTAGTATACAATAGCACCACTCAACAATGGACTGGGACTTTGGACTTAACTCCAGGTGCGATACAGAATTTGGACATAAACGGAGGTAGCTTCTAGTGGCAAGTATTATAAGAGTAAAAAGATCGACTGGAACCACAGCACCGTCGTCCTTACAATTTGGTGAAGTTGGTGTAACACTGAGTGGAGGTGGAACACAAGCAAATAGTGGTGATAGGTTATTTGTTGGAGATAACGGTGGTAATCCGCAAGTTGTTGGTGGTAGATATTTTACAGATTTATTAAGTAATACTCCAG